GTCTGTAGTTATTATGTCACAACTTACAGTAAAGAAATTCGAAAGAGCCTCCTCGGAGGCCATGGCTGGTAGATCTATTCTCCCAAGGCAAAATCAGGCCTTGTTAAACAACTCTATCGATCGCAAGATGACGACCGAAGAGCGTTCCGCAAGACACAAAAAGTACCTTATTCAGCAACACGCGGCCCACTTTCTTCAAGTGATGGCCGAGGCGTTTGGGCTGAAGTTCGTCGATGAGAAGCATTCCTATGAAAATAGGCTAATATCTCTGACGAATCATTGGGAAAATATTTGTCGCGTGTCTGAGCTCAGCATTGAGCCACTCCTAAAGTGGTGCTATGCGAACTTGTTTGCGACAGTTATGGAACAGGAATTGACCCCACCACCTCCTGGATGCAGCATACCGTGCGTGTCCAAGATGTTCTGTGGAAGTCTATACCGATTCGTTAAGCAACTCCTTCACTCAGTGAAGAGGAAGGGGTTGCGGAAAAGGGCTGAGAAGGCACAAACCCTCTTGATGATAAAGAAGGGATCCCCTCTACCCGACGATGACGCAGTTGCTAAGTCTGTTTCCAAACATTATAAAGCCTTAACTGATCATAAGAAGGGGAGTCGACATATTGATCTATATGTCGAAGCGGACTCCTTGGATGAGACGGTTGAGCAGGTGGAGAACATCTTCGATGACGCAAAAATTCTTATGAGTATAAGTAACGTTGTTGAAGAGGTGTTCCGAGGTCAGAGGTTCTGCACGGAGGATGCGGGAAAGGTAATCGCCTTTCCGTCCATACGTGGTCACTACGAGAACTCAGCTAAGAATGGGGGTGCAGCAGGGCTGCTGTCAAAAACTTGGCTTGAGTGTGGGAGTGAGAACCAATTATACAAAATGACCTATCACCCTCATATGGGTGTCAGAGAGGTTCGTCAGAACCTGACATCACACTCTGAACACTACACCGAGACCCTTCGGTGCGAGATTATGTCTCCGGGCTATACTGTTTGTGCCCGTCCTGTGTTTATTAAAGAGTCTCTCAAGATTCGTCCAGTTACAACTGGCGCGGTTTCGGGCTATCATGCCATGATGCCGCTCCAGAAGTTCCTTTTCCGGACCTTACAACGATTTCCGACGTTCCGTCTGATAGGTGAACCTGTAACGGGTTCCTTGTTGGATAGCTTGCTGGATCTTAAGATCGTAAAGGACCATCCGGAGTGGTCGTGGCTTTCTGGTGATTACACCGCCGCCACTGACAACCTAAGAAAGTGTCTGTCGGATCATTGCTTGAGAGAGATTGGACGTGTAGCGTCCATACCCCAAGATTATTTGCAATTGGCGTTGAAGTGTCTTACTGGTCACTTTCTCGATTATGGGAAAGTCGGCCAGCACTTACCGCCCGGCGCGCCCACCTTTGTGGAGCAAGGTAATGGTCAGTTGATGGGATCTCCGTTGAGTTTCCCTATCCTGTGCCTTATCAATGCTGCGCTGTGCAAGTTGTCCTATGAGGAGGGACAAGGTACGTGTTGGGCGGACTTTGAAACAGTCCGTCTCCGTGACCTTCCTCTTCTTATAAATGGGGATGATTGTGTGATGTATTTTAACTCAGAGATGAGATCGGCCTGGTATCGCTTAACTGCGGTTGCTGGCTTGGATCCCTCTGTAGGGAAGTGCTATTGGGCGCCAAACTGGCTGCAGATTAATTCTGAGTTTCTCTATCTGGAAGATGGAAGGTTCGTCCTATCTCCATTTATAAATTTCGGTCTATTGAAAGACTTCTCCTCTAAGGGAGGTGAGAAACGGAATTGGACTGATCTTGAGTCCCTGCATGACAAGTTTATTGAGCGATTTGACGGTGACCGTAAGGTCGAGCTTTCGGCGATGTTTCGCCGCTGTCAATCGGATCTCATTGCGACTGCGCCGCGAGGTATCTGTTGGTCTTTTCCACAGCATCTCGGCGGATTGGGAATCGCACTCCCCAACTCTGATTTTCCACCTTGTCATCGGGCGAAGCAACTCGCTTCGTACCTGATTGCGAAAACTATTCGTACTCGACGAACTGCCTCTGCTTTTAAAAGGGAGGATTTAAGTGTTCCGCACTGGGTCCGTCAAGGGCTTAGGGATGCTTCCAAGCACTCTGTTATCATCAATGTTCCCACTCTAGGAGATTTATTTCGTCCGGTCGAGAGGGAGATAGATGTGAATGGGGAGTGCCCCTATGGGAAGAAGCTTGCCCCAGTGGATTATGCTCCTTGGCTATGGAATGCCATGAAGTATAGTGTTACGAACGAAGAACTCGACCGGACAGCTGAAAAGGGAAAATGCCCTGCCAGTCTCCGTCAGTCGAGAAAGTGTCGTAAGGAGTGGACCATATCTTGGAACGCAAGTGGTGAAATGTCACCGTTTCCGCTTGCTGTTCTTCGATCCTATGTTCCGACCCCTTCCACTATTCCGGGAGGTTTGAGCGACTGTTTCGCAAGTCTTTGTTCCCCCCGAGGCCTGATCAGCTCGGTCTGTGCACGCAGTTCATGCGGTGCAGAGCCCTTTGATCCCAGCCAAG